AGTAAGATTATTAGAAATAAATACTCTTGCGAAAAATAAAAAAGAAAATATTGGAAAAGAACAGCCAAATTGTTGTACAAATATTATACCTTTATAATTATTTTTATAATCTTATTTTTGTTTAATTAGAATAAGCTAAACCACCCATACCTGATAAAATACGAAGAACATTATAATTAACAGTGTATATATAAATATCTCCTGCTACTTTTGAAGAAACTGATAATATAGCAGTATCAATACGAGACATATTTAAAGTACCTGATGGTTGATGATCTTCTGGTTTTATAGCAAATGAATATACATTAATACCACGATGGAATACATCAGGAGAATTTTCGTGATGTTGATATGGTTGAACTAAACCAAAATAATTACCATCACGTTCAGCAAAACGATCATTACCATTTAATTGTATTTTAGCTTTTGATATAGGATTTTCTCCTAAATATACATTATTATCAGCATTACGAGTACTAAAATTAGTCCAGTATAAATCAGCATTAGGACTTGCTGCGACAGTTGGTTTAACAACCCATACTAATTCCTTACATGGATGATTAAAATTCATACGAATACTCTTCATAGTATTTACATTACCGGTAATACTATCACTTCCAGTAAATTGTAATTGTTCAATTAAATATTCATGTGATAATTGAGCAAATCGACGACGTTCATCTGTATCTAAGAAAATATAATCAACCCATAATGATACATCATTTAAGGCAATATTAGTTAAAGCAGCTGAAGCACCTCCTAACGCACTATTTTTATAACCAGTAGTGGTATCTATAGAACCATCCTTTTTAGGCATTTTGAAAGCTTTGTCTGAATAATTATCACTCTTATCTACAATATTAGCAGCATTTTCAAATTCGATACTAATTTTAACTTCATGATATTGTAAAGCAATTAATGGTAAAGCTAAACCTACATTACGACAGAACCAGAATTCAAGAGGAACATTAACAGTATATGATTGCTGAGCACCAAGATAAATAGAATGATTATATTTATCACCACCAACCATTAAATAATAACCATCACGTTTTCCAGCTGGTAATGATAATTCATTCCAAATATATAACCATTCGGCATAATGCTTATCAATACGTTGACCACCTATTTCGAGTTCAATTGTTTTTAATAATTTAAGACCAAAATAAGGAACTAAAGCAAAACCGTTATTTTCAATATTAGTAGAAGCATTAGTAGAATTATTAGTAAATCTAGCTCGTAAATAAACACGATTTATTAAATCACCATTACGAGTTATTTGACATGTAACACGATTACCAAAATTAGCACTACCATTAAAAGTTTGTTCTATTGCTTCTATAGCAAAATTAGTATGACGACGATAAGCTACTTTAAAAAAAGTAATTTGAGGATTACCTGTTAAATAAACATCTTGAGCGCCATAAGCAACAAGTTGAAGAAGACCACCACCCATTTATGCTATATTCTTTATACTATAATAGGAGAAAAAAAAAGAACAATTAAAAATTAATTAGAGTAAGCTAATCCTCCCATACCTGAAAGGATACGAAGAACATTATAATTAGATGCATAAACAAATAATGTAGATTTAGTATTATCATAATTAACACTATTACCGTTTACTGTTGTTGTCTTATTATATAATGTCATATTTAACATAGCAGTATCAATACGAGACATATTTAGAGTTCCTGATGGTTGATGTTCTTCAGGTTTTAAAGCAAATGAATATACATTAATACCAGCATTCTTAGGAATATTTTCATGATGTTGATATGGTTGTATAACATTAAAATATAAACCATCACGATAAGCGAATCGATCATTTCCATTTAATACTAATTTAGCACTAACAACTGGATTTGAAGCATATACAACTTCATTATTATTACCAGTAACACCATCATAGGTTAATAATGATTCATATGCGGTAGTGCTAGTAGTTCCACTAACTACATTATTTAGACATGTAGTATAGTTAAACCAGTTCATATTATTATTATCAGAATTAGTTAAAAACCATACTAATTCTTTACAAGGATGATTAAAATTAAGTTTAGATTTTACATTAGTTGAAGAAATTGCTTCTTCACCTGTAAATTGAAGTTGTTCAATTAAATATTCATGTGATAATTGAGCAAATCGACGACGTTCATCTGTATCTAAGAAAATATAATCAACCCATAATGAAGCATTAAAAGGAATAGCAGTAGTAGTTCCTGAAACTAAACGACAGTTAACTTCATTTTCAAAATTGATATTAATTTTAACTTCATGATATTGTAAAGCTATTAATGGTAAAGCTAAACCTACGTTACGACAGAACCAGAATTCAAGAGGAACATATAAAACTTCATTAATAGTATCATTAACAGCTCCACCATAAGCTCCAACCATATCATTATAACCATCACGTTTAGAAACAGGTAAAGTTAATTCGTTCCATATATACATCCAATGTGCATAATGTTTATCTATTTTTTGACCTCCAATTTCAATTTCAACATAATTAATAACTCTTAAACCAAAATATTTATTATAATTACCACCTGTTCCAGTTAATCGTAATTGAAGATATATATGATGAATTAAATCACCATTTCGTGATATTTGACATGTAACACGAGAATTATAAGCAGGAGTACCATTAAAAGTTTGTTCTATTGCTTCTATAGCAAAATTAGTATGACGACGATAGACAGCTTTGAAGAAAGTAATTTGAGGATTACCTGTTAAATAAACATCTTGAGCGCCATAAGCAACAAGTTGAAGAAGACCACCACCCATTTATGCTATATTCTTTATACTATAATAGGAGAAAAAAAAAGAACAATTAAAAATTAATTAGAGTAAGCTAATCCTCCCATACCTGAAAGGATACGAAGAACATTATAATTAGTCGCATAAATAAGTATTGAACCAGATTTAGTACTATCATATTTATTTGTTACTTGTAATATTGCGCTGTCAATTCTAGACATATTTAAAGTTCCAGATGGTTGATGTTCTTCTGGTTTTAATGCGAATGAATAAACATTAATACCACAATTAGCTGGTATATTAGTGTGATGTTGATATGGCTGAACATAATTAAAATAAGTTCCTTCACGTGTAGCAAAACGATCATTTCCATTTAATCGTAATAAACAATTAGTAAATGGATTTACAGCATCTTTATTAAAACCAGGTTCAACATTATATAAAATTTTAGAACGTACTATTGTATCTGTTAAAGTAACGGCATTAGTAAAAGCATGAATATTACTATCAATACTTTGAGCACTAGCAGCACCTATTATAGCAGCACCATTTGGAAATGATTTATCAGATTTTATAGTATAATTATACCATTGATTAACATTCGCAGATGAACTTAATTTAGCAACCCATACTAATTCTTTACAAGGATGATTAAAATTAATACGATAATTTTGTGTTTGTCCACCAGATAAACCTTCAGTAAATGTTTGTAATTGTTCAATTAAATATTCATGAGAGAGTTGAGCAAATTTACGACGTTCATCTGTATCTAAGAAAATATAATCAACCCATAATGATACAGCTGATAATTTAGGAGTATTTGTAGGAGCTTGAGTATCATTAGTATTTAATTTATATGAACAATTATTAGCAGTTTCAAATTCAACTTTAACCTTAACTTCATGATATTGTAGAGCAATTAAAGGTAAAGATAATCCAATATTGCGACAAAACCAGAATTCAAATGGAATATATAATGTTCCTCCTGATTTAGTTACATCTTGATCAGCACCAACCATAAATTCCCATGAAGAACGTTTGCCACGTGGTAAAGAAAGTTCATTCCATATATATAACCAATCAGAATAATGTTTATCTATTTGTTGACCACCAATTTCAATAGAAACAGATTTTAATAATCGAAGACCAAGATAATTAACATATTTATCATTAGCATCAGTTAAAGCAGGAACATCTACTTGTAAATAAGTTCTATGAATTAAATCACCATTACGTGATATTTGACATGTTATAGTACTATTAAAATCAGCTATACCTGAAAATGTTTGCTGAATTGCTTCCATAGCAAAATTAGTATGACGACGATATACAACTTTAAAAAAAGTAATTTGAGGATTACCTGTTAAATAAACATCTTGAGCGCCATAAGCAACAAGTTGAAGAAGACCACCACCCATTTATGCTATATTCTTTATACTATAATAGGAGAAAAAAAAAG